CTGACTCATTACATCATCGATATTGAATGTATTTAACCATTCAAATTTACCATTCGGGCCTTCCGGTCGAAAAGTATATTTTTGTAGTTCTATTTTTACTTTTTTATTTAATTTATTTATAAATGATTGTTCTGTCCAACATTTCTGTGTTGTACATTTATCACCGACTCGGTTTTTAATCTCTCTTACAATATATTTTTTATATTTTGATGGATTGAGTGTTTCTAGTTTGGTATAGAGTTTTATTTTATCATCATTGGATGCATCAATATTGTACGCATTCGCTAATTCTACCAATAAAGATAATTTTATACATGACGCAGAATCAAAACTTATGCCCGGGGCACATCGTTTATCATTTTCACGAATACTAATCTCAGATGTTCTGATACTCGATATAATATCCATTATATATTAAGTCCAAGATAAATAAAAGTTTATGAGATTATTTTATATGCAATACATCTGGCAAAATACATTTTGTTTTAAAAAATAGATACTTTCCCCCTACACATGATCTATTTAATATCCCGACAAGTTCATTCTCCGCATTGAGAATATTATTGAACGGATCTATATAATAAATCCGTGTGTTGTCTGTCAATATATTGAAATCATCTTGTTTATAATCTCCCTCAGGCAAAACTATTTTATCTAGAATATATTCAAAATTCGGTGTATTAGACACATTAAATATATTCTTCGCAGTTAATTTGTTTAGAATAAGTTGCTTATCATCTTTTATCTTCGGATATACTTTTATTATGTCATCGAGAAAAGTAGAGATTTTATCGATCTTGTCATCGGATTTTTTTACTAGTGTCAATACATCTGTTATTTTTTTACTCACCCTCAATATATGTATTTTAACAATTAATACTGATAATTATTTTATTTAAAAATTCAATTTTTATTCAAAAAGGGCAGATGTAAAAATTGATAATTAAATAGTTGATATATAAATATTTGTACTTGTATATATCAATTATGAGTAGCAATATAAAAAAGTATATAAAAAAATATTGTGACGGCGCATATTCGCCAGAAGATATCTCAAATTTAGCGAAAAAAATAAGCAAAAAATCATCTGGAGAGTTCAGTACAAAAAAAGCAGAACGAATGATGTGTTATTATGCGTATGTATCTAATAATAAGATAATGTTCAATACTAAAAATAAGGACAAATGCATGACGTTTGATAAACTTAGCGAGATGTGTGAGACAAAAACAGGAGTATTTAATTTAGAGCTTTTTGATTTTGGAGAGAGAAAAAAACCGACGCCTGTACAACAACAAGAGCCAGAAGAGATATATGAATATCCACAATCCGACTCGATCGTGCCGATATGCAGAAATAATGATCCCGAATTCGGACCTTACAGTACACAATCAGTTAATGATGTTCAGAAAGATGATAAACTGTCGAGTAAGTGTAAACATTTAACAAAAATATATAAATATCTGAGTAGTATCGATTATCCTGAACAGAGATCAGAAAAGTGGTTTGAACAGAGAAAAGAGAAAATTACTGCATCAGACGGAGGTGTTGTTGTCGGTATGAATAGTTATGAACCACAATGGAAGTTTGTTCATAAAAAAGTAACCGAACCACCGTTTCAAAATAATGTATTCTGCTATCACGGGAAAAAATTCGAGGCGATCGCCACGATGGTATATGAACACCGTATGAATGTAAAAGTAACAGAATTCGGTATGGTCCCGCATCAAACATATAAATTTTTGGGAGCGAGTCCAGACGGAATAGTATCGCCATATAAATTAGATGGAAAGCACCTGACCAAAGAAGTCGGAAAGATGTTAGAGATTAAATGCCCGTATGTTAGAGAGATTAAAAAAGTCGGCGAGATAAAAGGTGTGATATGTCCCATATATTATTGGGTACAAGTTCAATTGCAATTGGAGTGTTGTGATCTTGATGAATGTGATTTCTGGCAATGTAAAATCGGTGAGTATGACGATGCAGATGATTTTGAATATGATACCGATGTAGACTATCCATATTTATCAAGAGATACTAAAATGGAGAAAGGAGCGTTGATACAATTAATGCCTTACACTGATCCGGAATTTATGCTAGATAAAAAATATGAGAAGAATAGTGATCGATATTATGACAAAGTGTATGCGTCTGCGATATTTATATATCCGCCGAAAATTGAGATGTCGCCGAATGATGTCAGTATATGGATAGCTAAAACGTGTGCAAATATTAAAACATCACACCCACAATATTATATCGACCGTATTATTTACTGGAAGATGGTGATAACTCATAATGTAACGATAAAAAGAGATAAAAAATGGTTTGAAGAATATCTTCCGATATACAAAAAGACATGGGACTATGTTACATATTTCAGGGAAAATCAGGATAAATCAAATATAGTATTTGAGTATATTGATAGTTTAAATATGAAACCTAGATCAAAGGCTGAGAGCGACAATAATGAAAAAATAATGAAGCTATATGAGACTGTCTGCAATGAGCCAGATAATGATGCACCAGATAAAGAACACAATAAATATGCTGCATATATTGCGAATATAATTAAAGAGACTGACACTAATCTAAAAGCACATGATAAAAAATATAGACATAAAAAATGGGAAGAAGAATACAAACTTTTATATGAGGGATGGGATATATCTAAAATAGTATTCAATTATATAAACAGTTATAGCGAGAAGAAACTGAAGAATGTCGATATAATGGCTGTATATAAATTTGTTAATAAACAGCCGAAAGAGAATGATAGTAGCGAGACTCATGAAAAATATATTAAATATATTAAGAATCTTATTAAATGTACCAAAGAAAATAATACAAAATAACAAAAAAATTGAAATCTGTACAGTTAGAACATACCATTATTAAAGTATTTATATTCACTTTAATAATGAGCAATTTAAATGAACCAAAAGCATTTGTCACAAAGACCGCTATCGCGATGGCTGGGCCAGTAGATAGTGGAAAATCAAGTTTTGTGGGTGTATGTACTACCGGAATGCTGGATGATGGCAGAGGATCTGCGCGTGCGACAGTTGCAAAACACAAGCACGAGATAGATGCAGGTAAAACATCCGACATATCGACACGAGTACTCAAACTCGACGGAGGGAAGGCGTTAACTTTTATCGATCTATGTGGTCATGAGAAATATCTCAAGACTACGGCGAGAGGTATTTCAGGATATTTTCCCGATTATGGATGTATAATTGTATCTCCGCAACGTGAGGTTACTATCGTAACCCCGCAACATTATAAATTGCTACTCTCTCAAAATATTCCAGTTTTTATAATTATATCTCGAGTGGATGTAACTTTGGAAGCTTCCTATAAAAGCACAAGAGAAAAAATTACCAAGCTACTCAGAACCGGAGGACAAAAACCAGAATTCGTAAATGGATACAGACATTACAAATCCCTTGAGAGTGGGAAATTCTCTGATGAGGAATTCCGAGCTAAGAAAAATAAGGATATTGAAACAATTACAGAGAATTTGATGCTGAATAAGAGAGGGAAACAAGCCACTGTACCAGTCATAACAGTATCTAATGTTGATGGATATTATATCGATGTCTGCAAGGCAGTGATGAACAGACTCGAACCACGTGATATATGGAATCAGGATTCTACGAACAATCGTATCGTCAAGATTTTTCTCGATAAACTGAAATTAGATTACAATGATATTAATACTAAATTTAGCGGATCAAAATTCCATGTAGATACTGCATTCAGTGTTGATGGTATAGGTCTAGTTGTGTCCGGTATATTGATGGGAGATTCTGTTAAAATCGGAGACATGCTTAATATCGGCCCGTTCGGTTCTGATTTTGTACAAGTAAAGATCAGGAGTATGCACAACAACAATAGAGAACAGATCTCAGTACTCGAGGATCACGGCAGAGGATGTATGAATATTACATTTCCGAAAAAAAGTACACTCCAGATAAAGAAGTCTAATATTCGCAAGGGTGTTGTGTTGGTGACACAAGACCAAGTACAAAATATCTGTTTCAGATTCAAGGCAGCAATATTCATATTTGACAAATCAGTATCGATCAAGCCGTATTATTCGCCTGTTATAAATATCGGCACAATCTGTCAGGCGGCGCGAGTTCTAGAAGATGATACATTTACAGAGGAGATTGTTGATACTGCAAATGGAGGTCGCCGGATTGTTAAAAAAGTTATGGGACCGGGTGATATAGCGGCGATGTGGTTTAAATTCCGCCAGAGACCAGAGCATGTAATTCCGGGATCAATCTTGACATTCCGGAGCGGAGAGATACACGGAGTAGGTATTGTTCTCGAGACTCTTCCGATAAGTCAAGACGAAGACGGGAAACCAGATGAGATAAAACGGAAAAAGAGACTCGGTATTATGGGGAAACAGGTAACCAATACTAAATATAAGAAGGTTGATATAAGTATCTGATGATTCAACTGCAGATATTTTTTTATTATAATGTAGTAGATTACTACGGCAAGTATATAAAATACACAAAATATATAAATACTCGGTGATAGGCTTAAATGTATTTTACTACTACCTAATAGACGGACCATAAATGAATTATACCAATGAACAATTGGAATATATAAATTATAACGGTCCTATGAACACGAAATTATTAGCGTGTGCGGGATCTGGCAAAACCAGATGTATAATAGCACGTATGGACAGGTTGATTAAGGAAAAAAAATTTAATGTGAGCGGTGCGTTGATGTTAACGTTTTCAAGATTGACTCGTGACGATTTTATGGATAAATTAGTCTCATATGGTGCGAAATATATTAAAAAAACCAGTATAAAAACAATCGATAGTTTTGCGAAAAGTTTAATAGACAGTGATAATTCTGTAGATGTATCTCTTTTATCATATAAATTTATGAAATATCTAGAGAGCACGTCTGCAGAAAATCTCAGAGATAATCCACAGTTATCACAGATAAAGATAGTATTTGTTGATGAAGCACAGGATCTCAACAACACCCAATATACTATATTTGTATTATTGAAAGATAAATTAGGTGTAAATATAAATTTAATAGGAGACCCGAACCAGACAATTTTTCAATTTAGAGGATCGAGCGATAAATATTTAAAGGAATTCAAAGCGAAAGAATTTAAATTAACTAAAAATTTTAGATCATGTGACGCCATAGTAAATTTTTCAAAGTTTTTAAGACCTTTCGCGAATACAAATGTTGTATGCACACAAGGTAAAAATGATTGTAAACCAGTTATGATATTTCATGAGAACGAACATGTGTTAGAGAATCAAATTATAAATCTTTTACAGGACGCGAAGAAGAGAGGTATTAATATGTCGGATTTTGCGATATTAGCACCTACACGAGGGAGAATAGGTAGCTATGGAAAATCCAACGGGCTATGTCTGGTAAGTAATATATTATTTAAAAATGGGATACCATTCAAGCAATTTTATTCAGAATCTACATCAGATTCATCTGGAAATGGAGCGAAATATCTTCCAGAGAGCGGATATGTAAATATATTAACATATATGGGGTCGAAAGGCTTAGAATGGAAATATGTTATATTAATAGACGCTGATATGTGTTTAATCAATAAAAGATTTTTTGATAAAGATAAACATGATAATGATAGATATCTATTATATGTGGCATGTTCTCGAGCTATTGAAAATATGTTTATTTTTTCAAAAGTTTATATTAGAGATACCGGCGCAGAATTCAGAACAAACCCATGGTTTTCAGTGATACCTCCAAATATGTATGATGCATCACGATATTACGGGAAACAAGTTGAATATCCGAAAATAAGTTATACGGATATGGGGAATACAGAACGGAATATAACACGAATAATCGATATGATGGATGAGGAGACATTAAGTGGTGTGGCCGATATATCATCATTTGATACACGTAAAATAGTATATAAAAAGAGTTTTTACAATGATAACTATACAGAATTGGAATCACAATCTCCATCCTTTTTAGGGAAGTATGTAGAGGCATTATTTCACGCACTCTGTAATATCAAATATAAAAGAAGGCAGGTCGAGAATTGTGATATTGTTAATGTTGTTCATTCTGTCATCGATAAATCAGTATTGATAACTAATCCGCCGATGAGTGTTATTATCTGGTTTAATGCGAATAAATTAAATATGACATGGGAGAAATTTGATAAGGACGAGAAGATAGATAAAACAATAAAAGAGTATATAAACAAACATTTTAACAGAAAACGCAAATTATCAGGACATACCATTATATCCGATAATAATATTTTCAAGTTGATGGTATTATCAGAGAGGGATTGGATAAGAAAAGTATATCACAAATATATGGAGTGTACTGATCCACACAAGATGCGGAGATGTGTATTTAATATGACAGTTATAATACATGCATTTGATACACAACATTATTATTATATTAAAAACAGGGGTGAAAAATTTGCGTCTATATTAACAATATACAGTGATATGTTCGATGAGATGGAGGCATATATTAAACGGATGAAGTTTAAATTTATAAGTAACAATACTGTATTATCAAAATGGGGTATACAGGGAGAAGTCGATATATATGATGATAAGAATCAATTGTGGGAGATTAAATGCACGGAAGATATCTCGTTAAGGCATTATATCCAAGTATTGATGTATAACATAATACATCATAATCTAGATGTTGCAAAAGAACCATATTGCACATTACGTTTTATAAATCTGTTAAAGGGAGAAATAGTACATTATTCGGTAAAAATAGATACGAATAAAATAGCGGATATAATTGGGATTTTCCGAACAATAGGGAATCTTGTAATAGGAACGAATACACCCGATTTAACAGATGTTAAAAAAATATCGATAAAATAAGATGGTTTATTTTAGAAGCTTTGCCAGATTGATTGTATTAGGCAATCTTCCGCCACAACAGGTGTTGTGTTTGCCGACAAGTCCATTCAATAGAGCTTTTTTCTTTTTTACAAACTCTTCATTCTCGCTAAATTCATCAAGAGATACAAGGTTATCATCTATATTAAATTCTCTGCATAATTTTTGTAACCCTTCAAAATAGGGTATCTCTTTGTTGCCGAGTAGCTCTCCGCATGTAGGACATATTATATACAACATATTATATGTATTAATAATAATCTTTATATATATTATTTTTAGAATTCAACTTTTTTATCATAATAAGATATATGAGTCAGGCTTTCGATCTTGCGGGTTTTAATAAGGCTTTTGATGAACAAAAAGATCAGACAAAAAAATTAGAAGTTGAACTGATTAAAAATAAACTAGATATAATGAATGAAAAAAACAAAAATAAAAAGAGATTATATGATATGTCTATACTCGATATAATGATAGGAATAAAAGATACATGGTTTAATCTAATAGATGATTTATTAAATAAAAATATATCAATGCACACATTTACAAAAGATAACAATTTATTTTATTTAGGGATCACTATA